ATTGGATAAGTTACCTTACCTTGTTCTGCTAACCGCAGCACTTCTGCAGTGCTGACATTCATTACCTTTGATAACGCTTCAAAAATAGGAATGCCAGCCATGGCAAACTGTTTCAAGTCAACTGTATATGCCTTGCCGATGCTACTAATTTGGCCAAGATTTACAGCAAACCGCTGTAGCTTTTCATTGTCGCCAAGCGCCAAATCTCCCAGTAACTTGGTTGCGGTGCCAGCATCTTTTGCCCTTAACCCATATGCCGCAAGCGTTTTAGTGGCTTCAAGTAGGCCAGGCAGGCCCAGTGATGTGGCGTCAGCCGTTACTTTGAGTTGCGCAATGATTGCATTGGTTGCGTTTACGTCCTTGGTAAATAATGTTAGCTGTTGACGATTGCGGTCTACCTCATTTGAAAACTTAAGCGATGCGCCAGTGGCGGTGGCGATGCCAGTAGCGAGGGCTATCCATGGAGTTGCAGCGGCCAAAACTCCTTGCAATTCTGCTACAACACCACTTAGGCCGCGCATTTTTGCGCTTGCCTGCTCCGCCGCTCGTCCTTGTGCTGTTATGCCTGCCGCAGCGCGTTCAGTTGAACTTAAAAATCTTCCGTTTTCCGCTCTAGCTCTACCAGTGGCGTCAGTAAAGTATTTGACGCCATTAGCTGCTACTTTGAACTTGCTTTCTACTGCTGCTGTGGTTGCGTTTAATTTGTCAATTGCTTGATTAGTTGACTGCGCCCCTTGTTGAACCGCACGCAATTGTTGTGTCGCCTTACTGGCGTCAACGTTAATGGCAACATTAGCAACAACAGACACAGCGCGGCCCCTCTGTGGTTACAGTCTACCGCCTGCGCTTCATTGCTGATTCTTGCTCATCATTTTGCAAGTCAAAATATGCCGACCACAGCAAAAGCTCGGCCAGTGTCATGCGTTCCATCAGTTCGGTCAGGGTGTAGCCAAGCTCTTTGGCTACACCCATTTGGAGCCGCAGCAAGTTGTCTTGCTTTAGCTCCGCCTTTATTTTTTTGTGTCTACCTCATCACTGCTGTCTTCGCTGATGGCAGCAAGCATCAGCGTTTGCAAATCAGCATCGCGTACTTCATTTTTTAACTCTGCAATTTCACCGGCGGCAAATATGCGTTGGCCGTTTTCATCCATTGCTTTTTGGATGAGCAACTGCAACGCAAATGCGTTGGCGTCATCGGTGCTAGATGCTTTTTGTGCCCGTTCACGTTCAGCCATGGTTAGTGGCGTACGGTAGAACTCAAACTGGCTGCCATCGCTTAGCTGCACCGTTTTTTTAACGGGTGTAAGGTTGGCGGCTTTTTTCAGACGATCAAGTGCGCGGATTTGAGCAGCGGCCATTGTATTTGGTGAGTGGTGGAAGTAAGGCCCCAGCAGTGCCGGGGCCATTGACTAGCTATCAGGCGCTAGTGGAGAAATCAAACGTAGGTGCACCGGTGGGACGGAATGAAATTTCCACCATCTGAGCATCATCTGGGTTGATATTGATGCTAGCGGTAAGCAGTACGGCATCCATTGAGATGCTGCGGCTTAGGGCTTCGGTGCCTGCTTTGTCGGTGTAGAGCTTGAATGCGCAACCGACTTGCTGGCGCTGTAGCACATCTTCAACCATGCGGTTAGAAAGCGCACTGTCTTCATTGGTAACGTAAACAGTTGCGGTGCCGGTGCCATCAGCAAATCCAGGGATATAAGCCTTGAAAGGCGCATACTGGGCGGCTGTTTGGCCGATGGTGGTTACATCGATTTCGGCGCGGCTGATTTCAAAGCCCCAGCGCTGTACCTGGCCGACTGCTGCGTAATCAGCGTAAGCAACCTGAAACTCGTTGGGAACGGCCAAAGTACCGTCATCTGTCAGTGTCAACTGGCTGCCGCCTGCAGTGGTCGAGAACGTCAGCACGCCAGTGGCTGCGACGTAACCAATCACGTAATAGGTGGTGGCGCTTGAAAGCGGAGCAGGCAGTGTGCCGGAGCCACTACCACCGGTTTGGCCATTAACCAATGAAAATTTGATTGGATCGCCTACCTTAAAATTTAGGTAAGACCGCACCACGATCTGACTGGTGCCAGCGCCGGTGGTTACGTTTGCCTCAAGAAACGTGCCGTTAGTGCCAGCGGGTTTGTAGTAAAGGGCGCCGGACGTGCCGGACAGAACAGTGACGGCCATGGATTTAGTAGAAGGTGATGGCTGAGTTTAGTCTAGGTACGCTTCAAAGGTGATTGTTAGCTGCGTCTGGAAGTAAGGCTCAGGTGACGCAGGGGTTACCTGTGCCGGACCGGACACCGCATCAAATATAACGCCAGACAGTGTTACGCGATCAAACAAATCCTTGATGCGTTCTGCAATTGTAAGATTTGCCGCAGAGCCAACGCCAACCGGCGTATAGATATTGACTACTAGCGTGCCATTTTGACGGTTAAAGCCGACATTGCCGGTAGGCAGTAGCGTTGCATAGGCATTGTCGCCAAAGCGAATAAACACCTGTAGCCATGGCGTATTATTTGGTGGCGTAAACGGCACGTTCTGGTAACTGACCGGATAGGCCGGTGCAATTGCCATTTGTGTTGCGATGCGGCCTTCAATAGCGGCGCGTACTTCGTTTAGTGTGCTGCTCATGATTCCCGCCCGATCTTAGCAGCCTGTGCCTTGGCATAGCCTTGTGCATCCTTAGCGATTGCCTGGACCCAGCCGGTTAATGCTTTCCTGCTGTGGCCATTGGCTAGTGGCGTTGCATATGGCAGATTATTGTGGACGCTATAGACGTTGCCTAGCTTTTCCCAGCTATAGTTAAGCCGCGTCAACGGTGGTGCTGATGGGTAACTGCCCTCCGGCGCAATGCCACCGGTTGCTGAATTTTCGCCCACCTGCCAGCTAGCGCGAAAGCGGCCAGTATCGACCGGGCTTTCCATCTTGAGTCTTGCATCTACATCAAGCACCACTACGCGCAGCAGTTTTTCCATCTGCTGGTTCACGTATTCGCCCATATCGCCTAGCTGGATGGTGCCTGCCATTAGTCCCTAAGTATCAATTCATAGGTTATCGCTATGTTGTCTTGCTCAATGGTGCGCACTTCAATTACCTGCAATGAGCGACTGCTGATAATTACGCGGTCGGCTGTCGTTGGTGCATTGGCCAAGTCTGCGGCTGCAACCATCAAGCGCTTGTCGCCCGCTTGGATTAGATCGTTTACTTCGCGTCTGGTCACGTCTTCAAGCACACCACGCACACTGGTATCAGCCGTGGTTTCGGCAGTAGTGCCGGTGGCTGGATCGTAAGAGCCAAGGGTAATACGCCGAATGGTGGCTATGCCGCCGAACTTAGCCATCAACTTACTGGCGGCCTTTCGTAGCGCGGTTGATAGTGCCATCAGAGCTTGTAGGCAAGGCAGTGGCCAGCCGACAGGTTAATGCTGGTGAAAACACCATAAATCGTTACTCCAGCGGTAGGAGTATGGCCGACCAATGATGCCCCGTCATAGTTGGTGCTAATGATTTCAGTGATTGCTGCGCTGTTCAAAAAAGTAATCGCGCACCAGCGGCCAGTCACTGTTGTTGCGGCGTCAACAAAAGTTGCGCCTTTGGAATAATCAATGCCTAATACGTTGGAATCACCCATGGCTAAATCTTGTAAGCGGCGATCTTGCCGGAGGCTAGTGTCACGCTAGTGAATACCGCCTCAACGCATTGGCCAGCCTTAAGCGGCACGCTGGTGAACGTGTTGCCGGTTTGGTTTTGGATTACAGCGCTAGCAATCACCGAATCCTCAAATGCGACCAATTCGCAAAAGCGGCCAGTATGTGCTGCGGTGTCGCTGATATATTCAAAGCCTATGGCGTATTCAGACATGTCAGCTCCTTCGAATTGCAAAATTACCTGGCCCACTTATTCTAAGGCCAGTCATGTACCGCTCAACCAACGGTGGGATCTTGTCGGCGCCCATGCCTTGGGCTGGTGTTACGTCTAGGCTACCGACCTTGACGTTTTTAAAGTCTTCAAGGCCAGTCAGGCCAAGGCCATCGACGTTGTTATTCAGGTAAACCGCAAGCATCACCTGCGCTTTTTTGATCTGGTCAGGGATTTCCGTGTCGGTGTAGTAGTCGGTCGTGATGCGAAACGGAAACCCAACGGCGTACGTGTTGATGTACGTGTCTGGCTTGCGCACGCCAGTGCGCGGCCATTGCAGTGCTTGCGTGTCAGTTGATCTAGCGCCAATGAACCGTTCACGGTCTAGGCGTTGCGTGGCGGTGTATAGGGCACGGTTTTTGGCGTCAGTGGTAGCAGCCGCCCATGCGGTTACGTCTGCATCCTGCACCATGCCGTCAACTATCGCTTGTGCGTTCGCCAGTGTTTGGTATGAGTTGGCGTTTGCTCCGCCTACTGTCGCGTCGATTGTTATTGCCATCAGTTGGCTCCGTTGGTTCTAGTTTAGGCACGCAAAAAGAGGCCGCCGCCGTAGCAGCAGCCTCACGTTCACGTAATCGCCTGAAAGCGAATAAACCCATCAGGCAGCGGCAGATGCAGTAGAGCCTAAGCCATACAGCGTGATCGCCTCAGAGCCAGCAGTTACGTTTGACACGTAGCCGATGAACTCCTTGGAAGCATTCTGGGCCACAGTGGCAACACCAGAAACGGTTACGTTAGTACCACCGGCGATGGTGATGGTGTAGGCGCCAGCCGATGCGTTGATAACAACGATACGGAAGCAGGTGCCAACTGCACAATCACCACCGATTGCAGCCACAATATCAGCCGCCGTAGCGGTGGTATAGGTGGCAGCAGCCGTAGGAACGCCACGGATGATGGCATTGTATGACTGGGCGGTGGTCAGAGTGGCAGTAGCGGTAGGCGCTGCCAGTGTGCATGACCCAGGCAGCAAGCCGCCGGGGATGTCACCAAGCTCAAAAATGGAAGCCATGGTTAATTACCTCAATCGTAGTTGGATGTAATCGTGGCTCTAACAATTCCGATATTTTTTGTCTCGTAAACTTTAGACCAGTTACCAACAGTAGCCAGTTGTGCACCGGTTGGGTTGGTAGTGGTTACAGCCCACTTAGCGCCTATAGGGTGGAAGCAGTTGTGCCAGTCAACGGCCATGGCATCGGACTTAGCCAGGATGTCCCGGTCGGTCTCGGTGCGCAGTGCTTGC